CTAAGAAGGTAAAGCAGGCCTCCAAGAAGGGTTCCACGGCCAAGGCGGGCGCGAAGGGCACGCCGAAGAAGGGTGCCAAGACCGCGAAACCCGCGGCTAAGGCCAAGGGTCGGTAAGAACAGACATGCCACGCGGGCGACCTCCCAAGCCGACGCAGCTGAAGCGCTTGACCGGCAACCCCGGCAAGCGGCCGCTCAACCCGCGCGAGCCGCAACCGGCCGCCCGGAGGCCGCGCTGCCCGGACTGGCTGGCCCCCGAGGCGAAAAACAAGTGGAAGCTCCTGGCGCCCGAGCTGGCCCGGCTCGGGCTGCTGACGGTGATCGACGGTGACGCCCTGGCCGCCTACTGCACGGCCTGGGCGGAGCTGAAGGCGGCGAGCGAAACGCTGGCCGCCGAGGGCCGCTTCGTGAAGGTTGGCGGCACCGCACTCCACAAGGCGGACGGCACGGTGGAGCACGTCGGCTATCAGCTCCAGCCGCACCCGGCCGTCGCGCAGCAGCGCAGCGCCCTGGCGCAGCTGAAGGGGTTCGCGGCGCTCTTCGGCCTCGACCCGTCGTCCCGGTCGAAGCTGCAGGTCGCCGGGCAGGCCCAGGACGACCTGGCCGAGTTCCTGGCCGGCTGAAACTGGCACCCGGACGGGCCTTTTTCGCATCTTCGCGCCATGGTCACTGCCGTCACCCGCGCGTGGGTCAAGGGCCCGGCCGACGTGAAGGCCGTGGACGCCGGCTGTTTCTTCGACCTCGAAGCGGCCGAGCGCGTGCGGCGCTTCCTGGCCAAGCTCGTCCGCCAGTCGAAAGGCGACTTCGCCGGCAAGCCGCTGGAACTGCTGGAATGGCAGTGGCGGAAGGTCATCGGCCCCTTGTACGGCTGGAAGCGCCCCAACGGCCGCCGGCGTTACCGCCGGGCGAGCGTTTGGGTAGCCAAGAAAAACGGGAAAAGCACCCTCGCCGCTGCCCTCATCCTCTACGGCCTGGTCGGCGACGGCGAGCCGGGGGCCGAGGTCTACGGGGCCGCGGCTGACCGCAACCAAGCCTCGATCATCTTCGACGAAGTGTCGGCAATGGTGAAGCAATCGCCGGCGCTCGAGAAGCGCCTGGACGTGAACCGCACGATAAGGCGCGTGACGTTCGCCGAGGCCAATTCCTTCTATCAGGTCCTCTCGAAGGACTCCCGCAAGAGCGGACACGGGATCAACTCCCATACCTCGGTCATCGACGAATTGCACGTTGTCAACCGCGAGCTGTACGACACCTTGCGCTACGCCGGGGCCGCGCGGAGACAACCTATTCAACTGGAAATTTCGACGGCCGGGAATGATAAGACCAGCCTCGGCTATGACCGTTACGTCTACGCCAAGCGGCTGCTCCGCGGCGAGATCGAGGACCCCGAGACGCTGGCCGTCGTCTTCGAGGCCGACGACCCGGCCCGCTGGGAAGAATCCGAGCAATGGCACAAGGCCAACCCGTCCCTCGGCGTGACCATTCCCCTCGACGGCTTCCGCAGCGACTTCACCGAGGCAAGGAACGGCTCGCCGGCGGACCAGGCCAACTTCAAACAACTCCGGCTGAACCTCTGGCAGGACGCGATTTTCGCCTGGCTCCCCACCGAAACGTGGGACGCCTGCGCGGCCGACCTCGACCCGTCGGCGCTCGAGGGCAAGACCTGCTGGGGGGCCTTCGACCTGGCCTCGAAGCTCGACCTGACGGCCTGGGCCTTGCTCTTCGACCTCGGCGACGGTTCCTATGCCCTTCTGACGCGCTTCTGGGCTCCGGCCGAGGCCGACGGCCGGCGACAGAAAGAGAACCGGACGCAGTTAAAGCCGTGGATGGACGCGGGACACATCACGGCGACGGAGGGCAACGTCGCCGATTACGACGCGATCGAGACGGCAATCCGGGCCGACTGCGAGCGTTTCAGGCCCGAAACCGTCTACTTCGACCCGTGGAACGCAACGGCCGTTGCCAACCGCTTGCAGGCCGAGGGGGTCAAACTGGTCGAGTTCGGCCAGACGATCAAGAATTACAATGCCCCCATGCGGGAACTGGAACGGCTGGTCCTGAGCGGCAAGCTAAAGCATGATGCGAATCCCGTTATGCGCTGGATGGTCGCGCACACGTGCGCCCGGAAAGATCCTTCCGGCAACGTGCGGCCGGACAAGGAAAAGTCTTCCGATCACATCGACGGGGTTTGTTGTGCCATAATGGCTCTCCAAGGGGCGCAGATCGAGGAAGGCGGCTCCGTCTACGATTCCAAGGGGCTTGAGTCGTTATGAACGTTTGGGAATGCTCGCAACCCGGCTGTACCGTCAAGGCCCTTGGCTGCGGCGGGGCCATCGGCCTTCGCGCGGTCGGCTGGCATTTCCTGCCGGGGGGCCGCATCTTCTGCCCCCAGCATCGGCCCGACAAGGCCCCCGGACGGGCGGACCTCGGCTGCCAGATGTCGGAATGCTCGACCTGCGCCGGCGAGGCCGAGGCGCTCCGCTGGCAACAAATGATGAATGCTATCGTCGGGGATTCCTGCCGGCTGCGGCAGGTCCTCGCCGAAATCCTCGACATGACCGGCGACCCGGCTATCATCCGCACCATCGAAACCGCCCTTGCGGGGGGACAATGACCCACCAGGAACGCGCGGCCGCCATCATTGCCACCCTCGGCGAGCATTACATACCTGGCATCGGCAAGTGGCGGACCTACCTCGAAACCGCCTTGCCGGCGGCCTTCACCGCCGCCGAGGCCGGGGGCTACGCCGCCGGCGTGTCGGCCGAGCGGGAAGCGTGCGCTGCCCTGGCCGCCGAACAAGACCGGTCGAAGGTCGAGGCCGCGGCCCGGCTCGGGCCGGAAAGCTGCGACGCGGTCCGCGTGCTGGTCGGCGAGGGCTACGCCGGGGCCAGGATCGCGGGCCTTATCCGCGGCCGGGGAGTGGCGCCGTGAACCCAGAGGACATCTTCGACGTTGACCTGAGTTACGCCCTGCCCGAGGACCTGCCGGCCCTGGTCGAAGAGGTCAAACGGCTGCGGCGTGCATTGGCCAAATCCGAGGCCCGCGCCCGTGCGTACAAGGGAGTCGTCCGCGGCATTAGCGAAGACTTGAAACGATTGACGGAGCGCGTTTGCCGTGAGTAACTACGTCTGGGACCTGACAACCGGCGTCGGCCTGTTGACCTTCACGGCCGGCCTCTGGTGGATTTACCCGCCGCTCGCCATGATCGTCGTCGGCTTGCTGACCATGCTTTTCGGCCTCTGGGGCGCCAAGCTCTGGTCGAGGGACCGTTTCCGGCCGGAGGAATGAGATTCGCATTCGGACGCCCGCCCGTAGTGCAATCGGGCCTGGCCGGGGATTCCTCACCCGCAAGCCGCAAGGTCTGCCTCTATGGGCCTTCTGACGAGCCTTTTCAAGCGTTCCCTCGAAAATCCTTCTACGCCGTTGTCGGCACCGGACGACTGGTTGTTTGACTCGCTGGGTTCGTTCCGCGCGTCGTCCGGCGTGAACGTGAACCGCGAAACGGCGCTGACCTACGCCCCTTACTGGCGTTGTACTTCCCTGCTCTCCGGCGACGTGGCCAAGCTTCCCCTCTGCGTGTACCGCGTCAGCGACCAGGGGAAGGAACATGACAAATCGCACCCGGCCTACCGCTTGCTGCGCTACCAGTCTTCGCCCGAATTAATGGCGTTGCAAGTGAAGCGCGTCCTGACGTTGCACGGCATCGCCGAGGGCAACGGCTATGCCTACATCCAGCGCGACGGGGCCGGCCGGCCGCTGGAACTGTGGCCGCTGTCGCCGATGAAGACTTACCCCGTCCGCGAGGATAAACGCCTCTGGTACGTTACCGAGGTCGGCTCCCGGCCGCGGAAAATCCGCTCGGAGGATATGTTCCACCTGAAGGGCCTGAGTTTTGACGGCCTGGTGGGTTATTCCGTCGTGGCCAAGATGAGAGAGAGTATCGGCCTGGCCCTGGCCTTCGACAACTTCGGCTCGATCTTCTTCCGCAACAACGCCCGGCCGAACGTGGTCCTGAAACACCCCGGCCGGCTCAAGCCCGAGGCGCGGCTAAACCTGCGCGAGTCGTGGGAGCGGATGCATAGCGGGCTAGAGAACGCCCA